GGAAGCGCCAGGCACCGCGCCTGGAACGCCTCGGCCTTCTCACCGAGATCGACGGGGATGCGCTGGCCACGCTCTGCGCATTGGAGGTGCGGTTCCGCCTGATGCTGGAGGCCGGAGACGCGAGCACTACGGCGCTGGCGGTGATCGCCAAGGAGAAGCGAGCGCTGTGGAGCCGGTTCGGCATGACGCCGGCGGACCGGGTGCGCGTGAAGGTGGACAAGCCGAAGCCGGCTGGTAAGCTCGAGAGGTTCACCGGTGGCCGCTACCAGGCGTAAGGTGCGGCGCCGCAAGCCGCCCGCGACCGATCCCGTCGCCAGGTACGCCCGCGCCGTAGTGGCGGGACGCATCCTGACCGGGCGGCCCGTGCGCCTGGCCTGCCAGCGGCACCTCTCCGACCTGAAGCGGAAGGACCTGGACTGGAGACCCGACCGCGCCCTGCTGGCGATCGAGTTCTTCCGGGACATGCTCGTCCTCGAGGACGGCAGCCCCTTCGAGCTGCAGCCCTTCCAGGCCTTCATCGTCGGCTCGATCTTCGGCTGGTACAACGCCGAGGGCTTCCGCCGCTTCCGGTCCGCGTACGTGGAGACCGGCAAGGGATCCGGGAAGACCCCCCTCGCGGCCGGCATTGGGCTCTACGGCCTGGTGGCCGATGGCGAGCCGGCGCCCGAGGTCTACTCCGCGGCGACCACCCAGGACCAGGCCTCGATCGCCTGGAAGGACGCGAAGCGGATGGTGGAGGACTCGGCCGAGCTACGCGAGCTCATCGAGGTTCAGACCGGGGCCCTTTCGGTCCCCCGCCAGCACGCCGTCTTCCGGGCCCTGTCGAGCGAGAACCGAGGCCTCGACGGCAAGCGGCCGCACATCGGGATCGTCGATGAGTTCCACGAGCACCCGACGAATATCGTGGCGGAGAAGATGCGCGCGGGCGCCAAGCGCCGGCGCAACCACCTGACTTTCATCATCACGAACAGCGGCTACGACCGGACCTCCCCCTGCTGGAAGTATCACCAGTACGCCCTCGAGATCCTGGATGGGCTCAAGGTGGCCGACGCCTTCTTTGCCTACGTCTGCGCGCTGGACCTGTGCAAGGCGTGCCAGGCGAAGGGCGGTCGCGCGGCGGAGTGCAAGGCCTGCGACGACTGGCGAGACGAGAGGGTGTGGCCGAAGTCGAATCCCGGACTCGGGACAATCCTGCCGAGCAGCTACCTGCGCGAGCAGGTGACCGAGGCAGTTGGGATGCCGGCGAAGGAGAACATCGTCCGCCGCCTGAACTTCTGCGAGTGGACGGAGCAGTTCCAGCGCTGGCTCTCCATGGATGCCTGGCAACGGTGCGGCGTCCCCTTCGACCTCGACGTAGTGCGGAAGCTGCGCTGCATCGCGGGCCTGGACATGGCCTCCCGGAGTGACTTCGCGGCGTTCGTCAAGCTCTTCGGTCCCGACGACGAGGACGTCTACTTCGTGGTCCCAAGGTTCTGGCTGCCGCGGTCCTCGGTCGAGCCGGCCACCAGCACGCGCACCGAGGCCGATCGGCTGCTTCTGGCCGACTGGGCCGGCCGCGGCCTCATCACCCTGACGGACGGGGACACCACGGACTATGACCAGGTGGAGGCGGCGATCCTGGCCGACGCTGCGGAGTTCGACATCCGGGAGGTCGCCTTCGACCCGCACGACGTCACGCAGCTGGTGATCCACCTCCAGGACGCCCTTGGGGAGGACCGGGTCATCGCGTTCCCGCAGACCATGGCCGCCATGAGCCCACCGGCGAAGGAGCTCGAGAAGCGCGTGAAGGACGAGTCCATCCGCCATGGCGGGCACCCGGTCCTGGCCTGGATGGCGTCGAACACGACGATTCGGCATGGGCCCAACCAAATGATCAAGCCCGACAAGGACCGGTCTCCCGAGAAGATCGACGGCATCACCGCCCTGTGCGAGGCCCTGGGGAGGGCGATCGTCCGGCCCGAAGAGGCCCCCTCCATCTACGAGACCCGCGGCGTGGTGGTCGTCTGATGGGACGCGATTCTCGAATGCGCAAGCTCGGCCTGGTCACTCGCGGGCAAACCGACGTCGCGCGGACGCCGAAGGTCATCGTGGGCTATCCCTGCGGGGGCAGCGTCACGGTTCCCTTCCATGCGTCCCTGATGAACCTTCAGTACCACGAGCTCAGGAAACCGAAGGCGGCGCGGCTGCTGTGGGAGCATGAAGAGGATGGCCAGGTCCGTGCGGGCTTCTTCCACTGCATGGGGCTCTACGTGGCAGACAACCGGAACACCCTGGCCAGGCGTTTTCTCGATTCGACTGACGCCGACTGGCTGCTCCAGATCGATACGGACATCGAGTTTCCGGCCACGCTCATCGAGTCGATGGTCAGCTTTGGACGCGGCGACCGCAAGGTGATCGCGGCCAACGTACCTCTCGGCAGCTATCCGACGGTGGCCTTCAACCGCAGCGACAAACCGGGGATCTGGGAATGTCTCCAGGTAATGCCAGCAAACATCGTCGAGTGTGACGCCGTGGCGACGGCCATCCTCCTGACGCACCGGAGTGTGTTCGAGGTGATCGCCAAGGCACGTGGGCGCACGTGGTTCAACCACATCTATCTGCTCTCGCCTCCTGAAGGTGCCGACCGTTCGGCGCAGGAATCGACCTCGATCGGCGAGGACGTGGCGTTCTGCATCCGCGCCCAGGAGTGCGGGTTCGGGATCTTCGCGGCCCGCGTGCCGGGCCTGCGCCACCACAAGACGCGGGCCCTCTCCGAGGACTTCGAGCGTGGTGGCCATCGAATCTCCACCGATGCCATGGGCCAGATGGTCCAGGAGGGCTGAGTGGGAGTGTGGAGCCGTCTCAAGGCAGCCTATCGATCTCTGACCTACGAGGACTTCATCTCGAATGGCCTCATCGATGCGCCCTCGGCGGCCGGCGTGTTCGTGAACCAGAACAACGCCCAGAGCATCTCGGCCTACTGCAACGGCGTCACGATGATCTCGGGCACCGTTGGGATCCTGGACCGCCACGTCTACAAGCGCGTGGGCGAAGACGACGACCGAGAACGGGCGAAGGCGCACCCCGCCTACCGGGTGATCCACGACGCCCCGAACCCGTACATGACGCCCTATGTGTTTTGGGAAACGCTCACCAGCCACGCTCTGTCCTGGGGCAACGGGTACGCCGAGATCGAGTGGGACAACGCGCTGCGGCCCCTCGCGCTTTGGCCGATTCCACCGGACGAGATCGAGCCGAAGTGCGAGAAGGCGGTGGTCAAGGGTGTGCACACGACCAAGCTCTTCTACCTCTATCGGAGCCGGGACCGCATCGAGCCCGAGGACATCCTCCACGTCCCGGGCAGGGGCTTCGACGGGCTGAAGGGCTACTCGGCGGTCGCGCTGGCCAGGCAGTCCCTCGGCCTCACGATGGCGACGGAGCGCTTCGGCGCGTCGTTCTTCGGAAACGGGGCATGGGTGGGGATGGCCGTGTCGCATCCCAAGAACCTGTCGCCCGAGGCCCAGCAGCGGATCCGGGATTCGATCGAGAACCTGCACCGCGGGCCCGATCGGTCGCATCGTCTGATCGTGCTCGAGGAGGGGATGCAGGTCAGCAAGCCCCTGACCATCCCGCCCGACGACGCGCAGTTCCTGGAGACGCGCAATTTCCAGATTGAGGAGATCGCGCGCTGGCTGAACATCTCGCCTCACAAACTGAAGCACAAGATCGGCGAGCGTCCCGGAGGCAACCTCGAGCAGGCGCAGATCGACTACATGACCGACACCATCATGCCGTGGACCACGCGGATCGAGCAGGAGTGCAATCGCAAGCTCATTCCTCTCGCCCAGCGCGGGAGCTTCTACGTCGAGCACCTCTTCGACAAAATGTTGAAGGCCGACTCGACGGCCAGGGTGGCCGTCCAGAGGCAATACCTGGAGATGGGAGTCCTCGATCCGGAGCAGATCGCCCGAATGGAGAACTTCCCCAAGCCCAAGCCGAAGCCGGAACCGGCCACGCCTCCACCTGCACCCGCTCCGCCCTCCGCCAGCGAGCCCCCGGCCGCCCCGCCCGCGTCAGAGCCGAGTCCGGCCGCGCGTTGGACCGAGGCGGCTGAGCGTGCCCTTTGGCTCGACGCCATCGGGCGGTTCCAGCGCCGGGAGTCGGATCGGGCCCA